TTTTTTTAAACATTTTCTACAAAAACTTTTACTGTTCCGTAGTACTTAGCTCTAACACTTGCAAAGACTTCATTTGAAGTATAAAGTTTTCTTCCTTTATCATCAAAATAATAGAAAATCTCTGAAGTGGTGATTAAATCTTCACTCATAATTTTAATTTTTCAACTTATACAATGGGTCGTTTCCCAATTGTTTTACAAATTTAGAACTAATATTCTGATTTGTCAAATACTACAATAAAAATTTATTGAAATTTTTGTGATAAATATAAATATATCGTTGTTAATCAAAAGTTTTATTGGTTTTAAATTTTTTTTCAAATATTTATATAATGTGAAAATTTTAGTGAACGATAACGTTTTTAATTGTAAAGTGGCCGCCAACCCTGAGTCTATTCAGAAGGGTATGATGGGTAAAAAATTTGATAGTAATTTTGATGGTATGTTGTTTATGATGCCAGATAAAAAAAATCAAACATTTTGGATGTACGATTGTTTAATTCCTTTAGATATTATTATGATTGATGGAAATGTAATAACAAAAATCAATCATAGCTGTCCTCCTTGTGATGATAAGGAAAATTGTAAAATGTTTGAGGGGTTTGGTAATATTGTTTTAGAGCTTGATGGTGGAACTTGTAAAGAATTAGGAATAAATGAGGGGGATAAAATTAAGACTTCTTTATTTTAATTTTTATCTATTTTTCTTTGTAGAATATCAATAAATTTATTTCTCATATCAATTACTAAATCTCTACTAGTTCTTGAACTTGAAGTTTGTACGTCATCCAAATCAAATTTATTTTCTTTTCCGATTTGTCTCATTGCAGCTTCTCTCTGTTTTTCAGATAGTTTTCTATATTTTAGAAGTTGAGTTTTGATGTTATTAACAAAATTGTTATCACCTGTGTAATTTGCAATTGGTAATAACTCTTCAGGTAAATCTTTTGTGTATGGTTTATCATATCCACTATACACATAATTAATTCCTGATATATTTGTAATACACTTGTGTCCTCCCGAATTAGCCTTTAAAAAATCGTAAGCATTTACCGAATTATTTTTAAATGAAGGTAGGTCCCCATAAATGGCTTCAAAATCTCTCATGGTAAAACCAACGGATTCATCTGTTGCCTTTTTTTCTGCAATTTTCTTTATTAAACGATATGTTAATATTTCATTTTCTAATTCAGGTTTGAAAAAATCTAACACCTCATTTTTAATTTCACCTAAATCAATTCCTTTTAATGCTCTTTCCTTTTTAAATGGATTACAAGACGCTTGGACCATACCAACTTGACCTCCTAAACCTGTAACCAAAAAGTCTGCGTCGGGATAAAGTTCAAATGGAACATATCTATCATACGAACCTTTTCTCATTGACCCCAAATCCATCTGTGTTAAAATATTACCAACCACTTCAACACCACGATTACTTTTAGTTCCTTCTTTTCTATCTATAAGGTATTTTTCTTGATTTGCAATCATGGTATTAATATCTGCGTAGTTTCTTTCAATAGCAAATTGTTTTATGATGTTGTAGATATTTTTAATAGAGGGTTCGGCTTTCATAACCAAATCTTCCATAAAATTGGGGTAATTTTTATACGCTAATAATAATTTGTTAGTTACTAAACCTAACATAATCATATTATCTCGACTTGTTTTTGTTTCATCAAACTTATAAATGAAATTCATTACCATTTTAGGTGTTATATCATCTATCGCGTAATTAGCTGAGTCCACCATCGAAATGATAGATAAATCAGAAGAGGAAAATAACTCTATTGGTGATACTGATTGTGATATTGTTTCAACATTTGACCTAGCACTTTTAAAACTGGTTGATGTTTCTTTTTCAACACCAACTTGACTGTCGTGGTGGTCAGTATGAATTTCAAACATAGGTTTTCCGTGTGCAAAATCTACAAGTACCGGCATTACTTCTCCACGAGCCTCATCACTGATGTCTGCTCTTTTTATTGCCCATTCTTTTTCACCATATTGTATAACCTCACAATCAACAACTTTGAACCCTTGATTTTCAAGATATTTTTTCATTGCAATTGCAGTAGCTACACCATCTAAATCTTGATGAAAATATATTTTCGCCTTTTTATATCTTTTCAATAAATCATTTATATCTCGAATACCAGATTCTGAAATAAGAGACTTTAGTTGATTTTCTGTGATGATGATTTTCATATTAATAAATACCTTATAAAATAAAAAACCCCAAATTAAATTGGGGTTTCTATTATTGTTTCTAAAGTTTTGAAATATTCAACTCTTGTTTTAGCTATATCACAATAGTTTGGTGATAGTTCTATTCCTAACCATCTACGACCTAATACCTCAGCAGCCACTAAACTAGTACCGCTTCCTGCAAATGGGTCTAAGACTATATCGTTTTTGTAGGATAATATCTTAATTGCCTTAGTTGGTATGTCCATCGAGAACGTAGCCTTGGTGAGTGACTTAGTATCTGCAAAGTAATTCCACTGACCAAACACAAGTTCCATAAACTCTTTTTTATCATTCTCATCATAAACCATTTTCTTTTTTATTGAACCGTCTTCTTGTTCTATTTCAGTTGGAACTCCGGTCCATTGTGGTTCTCCTTTGACTTTTTTGATGTGTTTGTTTTTGTAAGCTAAAATAACACACTCTTTTGGGTTATAGATATATGGTGATGACGGACTCATCCAAGAACCCCATGCCGTGGTCTTACTTCTATGGGGTGATTGTTCTTCAAGGTCAACAATACCAAAAAAACCATAACCAATCTCTTTCATAATTTGCCACATCTCTGAAACAAAAAAGATACGTCCACCTTTTTTCTGTCTATTAATCTCATAAGGAATGTTCAAGGCAATTCGTCCATCATCTTTTAACAATCTATAAGCTTCACTTAACCAAGATTTGGCAAACTCAACATAATCATTAAATTCCATATCATCTTCGTGTACATCGTAATCAATGCCAACCCCATAAGGTGGTGACGTGACAATTAAATCAACGCAACTTTCAGGTAATGTTTTCATTACTTCAATACAATCACCATTAATTATTTTTCCTGTTTCTATCATTTTAAAATATCATTTTTATTAATTCATATACTAATGTCCATACCATCACCAACCAAACTATGGATATACATGTGGCAATTATTCTGTATCTTGTTTCCATTTATTAAATTATATTAACTATTATTTGAGCCAACTTATAACCTGTGAAAGCTCCTACGGCAGCTGAACCAGGAAGTACTATAAACTTTCCAAGTATGGTATCATATTTTTTCCTATTCACAATGTAAGATATTAGTATGTAATAAACAATATAGTTTATCAAAACCATAAAGTCCAGTTCTTTTGCAACAAATACAACAACAGAGTTTCCTAAAAATCCCCAAGAAAAATTAATTAAAGTTTCTCTTATTAATTCTTTTGGTGTTGTTAGTGCATCCCAAACTGTTATTTCTCTATTAATTCCTGTTTTTTTCTTCAAGTGTTTCGATGTGGTGTTGGAGGTACCATAGAGCTTTTCTGAGGTCCTCGAGTTCTTTATCTTTTCCTTTTTTTCCTGCACGACTTATATATTTTACTGTATTTCCTAAACTAAACCCTAAATCCCAAGCATCAATAACTTTGATTGCTTCATAAAGATTATCTTCTCCTCCGTAATGTTTTGGGTGATTAACGTGTTCCATTATTCTTCTCGATATTCTTTTAATAACTCATCATTAGATTTTGTTCCATACTTTCCCTCCAATGTTTTTGCATCAACGTAAGTATTCATCATATTTTTCATTTCATAAATTTGATGTGTGGTGTCTAATGAATTGACAATCTCACGAATAATTTTGTATGGGTCGGCGTTTGAACCTGGGCGTCGGTCTTCAACATAACCTTTCCACTCAACTGAAGTTTCTTGCGGAACTCTAATGGATGCCCCTCTATCAGAAACCCCCCAACTGAATTTATCAATTGATTGTGTTTCATATTCACCAGTCAAACGAAGATTGTTGTTTGACCCATATGCTTTAATATGGTCTTCGTGTCTTGAACCAAATGCACTAAAGATAGCCATAAAGTAATCATATCCACCTTTGTTTCTCATTTTATCGTTCGAAAAATTTGTATGAAGACCTGAGCCATTCCATTCTCCGTGTGTTAATGGTTTTGGATGTAAATCAATATGATATCCGTATTTTTCAGAAATCTTATATAAGAAATATCTACTCATCCAAAGGTCATCACCTCCTTTCAATTTACCTTTCGAAAAAACTTGATATTCCCACTGACCTAAAGCCACTTCAGCATTAGTACCTGTAATGTCAATTTTATGAGATAGGCACATTTCTAAGTGTTCTTCAACAAAATCACGACCAACAACATTATGACCCACACCGCAATAATATTCTCCTTGACCTTTCAAAATGTTTCTTTTGTGCCCTAACATACTTCCACCAATTTCTTCTCGAATAAAGTATTCTTGTTCAAATCCAAACCATAAATCTTCCTCCTCATTTTGAAGTCTTGCTCTTTGGTTTGTTTCATGTGGTTTACCATCAGGATTCAATACCTCACACAAAACGTAAATTGTATTTTGTAAATCTGTCATATAGTGTCTAACAGGTTTTAATAATCTGTCTGAATTACCAGTGTCGGCTTGGTTTGTTGATGAACCGTCAAAGTTCCACATTGGGAAAACTAAATCTCCTGTTCTCTTATCGTATATTGAATTATAGTCAGCGATTTTGACTTTACTTCGTAAGTTAGGTTCTGGTTTGTAACCATCTAACCAAACATATTCTAATTTAACTTTCATTTGATTTTATTTATGTAATTTATTATCTCTTCTTTGGTTTTACCTTTTTTGTAAAAGTTATAGACTTGCATAGAAAACTCGTCGGTACAGAATAGTATATCGACGTTAAAATAATTTAATATATTATCAATATTATTTAGAATGTTTTCTTTTTTTAGAAATCTTTTGTTCAACCCCATTTAACTCGTGTGTTTAACATTTTTCAAAAAACTTTCTAATTTGTTCAACTCTTCTTCTGTCGGTTTAACTTTGATGTCTTCACTTTCAACTTCCAATTTACCGGCAACGATAGTTAAAATATCACTTTCAACTTCACCATCTAACTCTAAAAGGACTCTTCTGACTTTAGAACCAAACTCACTATCATTTGGGTAATCTTTTGATAGTTTTTTTAAAATGTCGTAAAAATTAATTTCCATAGTTCAATAATAGTTTTTTATATTTTTTTTGTCAAATTTTTTACCTCAATAAACTTAGACTGATTAATGTAGTTCATAACTTTTCTTTTTGCTATTGGTATTAATGTTTCTTTGAGTGGGAACTGATTTGTGTGAACTACCTTAAATAGTATTAAATTTTTGTGGACCTCTTCTTGTTCTAAATTTTTTATCAAAGTTTTTTTAAGTCCATTAAAACACCCTTCGAAAGTATTGTCTTCTGACACACAAACTTTTTTAATTAAGTTTTTAGTTTCTACTGAGTTTTTTTTTATTGGTTTTACAATAAACTCATATAATGTGTACTTATCGTTATTCTCAATATAAAAAAGACCTTGTTTTTTAACAGTTGCATTTTTGTTTTGTATCACTTCGATAGAAATCGAATCATTTGCAATCTCCCATATGGCCTTTGCTTGATTGAACTCATCTTTGAGTTTTTCAGACGAATACATACATATTTTAAACAACTCGTCGAGTTCCTCTTTCGAAAAAATTGGAACGTTTAGTGGTGTTAAATCAGTTATTAGTATCTCATCGTCAGGGTCTTTTATTTGTCGGTTGAGAGTAACGTATTGTCCTTTTTCGATAACAAGATTTATATTTGCTAAGTGTAGAGAAATTTGTTGGAAGTTTGGGTAAAGTTTTAAACTATTTAGATTTTTTCTTATTTTTTGTAAATAACCAAGAAGAACATATTGTTTGTGTTCAAAATCTATGGGTTCATGAAATATCCAACTTGTTTCCATAAAAGAAAAGTAATAAAAACTTTGTTACCTGTAAATAAATTAGTTGAATCTAATAATAACAAAATCAAGTCCATTTACGCTAACCTCATCACTATCGCCATCATAACTTCCAAATATGTCTCCCCAATTATCATAGTTAACTATATAATCAATAACAGCATTTTGGTCAACATAATCCAAAATATCACTATTACTACGACCAGTATCTTTGAAATAATGTAAAAATTCATCTTCATTATCATTTACCCACATTTCAATAGCTTCTTCAATTTCATTTTCGTCAAAACCACCTTTGGGATTTTCTTTAATGTCTTCAATAAGTTCTTCTAAATCAGATATTTCTTCTTCCAAACTATTTTCAGTCTCTTCATCTAAATCTTCGTTATCAATTCTGTATTGTAGTTTAGACATTTTTTCTTCATAAATTCTAATATAATTTTCTTGTTCTTTTGTAAGTTTTTCTTCTATTCCAAAATCTTCAGGACTATCATAAATAGATTCTTCTATATACCATCGTAACCAATCTCTAACACTTTCTGAATCAAGGTGGTCATTCCATACCCAATCTGAAAATGCATCATAACCTAGTTCATCAATTCTTGATTCAATAGCCTCACGAGCATTTTGTTCAATTGTTCTTGAATCAAAAACTATGTATTCATTTTCCGTACCTTCTTCTCCTAACCACGTAAATGATTTACCACCATAATGGCCATAATTATTGGGGTAGATATTATATTTGTCCTCCAAAACTATTTCATCCTCTTCTTCAATTTCTCGGGGGTAATTATTATTTACTAAGTATTCGTATAAAGCTTCTGTTTGGTAAGATATTAATTTTTTATTATTTATATTCCAAGCATCTTCTTTTCTTAATTGGTCTAAATAATTAATTTTTTTTCTTAATTCATTTTGTTTTCTAATTATTTGTCTTCTACTTCCCCAGTCATTTATACTTTTGGCCTTATCTTCGTCAAAAACGTCAACGTTGGAATATGATATATCTAAACGACCGTTTATTTTGGACAATAAATTAAGATTTTGTATTTCTTGATTATAGTTAAGATTTAAGTCCCCGTCAATTATAATTTTTTTATTTCTATATTGAGGTATTCTAAGAATGTTTGCAACGTCATTATTTACATACTTTAAAAGTTCTAAAAATTCGCTAGACGAGATAATTACTTCATCTTGTTCGTTTTCTAAAATTATTTTTCTTATAATATTTTTATAGGACATATTTTATAAATATTTAAAAAAATAGAATTGATTAATTTGATAATTAATTTAAAGTAATTGTATAAGATATTTATAATAAACTAAACTAAATAAAAAATTATAGCCATGGGATGTGGATGCAAAAACAACCAAACTCAAACTCAAACGCAGACTCAAACACAAACTCAGAGTCAACAAAATAATAATTCAGTAAAACAAGCAGTTACTAGAATTGTTGAGAAGTACTACGCTAAAAAGAAGTAATTTGTTTTTTTACTATTTAGAGTAATTTTTATTTTATATAAAATTGTTTTAATAAAAATTTAATTAAAACAAAATGAATTACTTTGAAGTGTATAATTTTTTAGACGGTAACAACCTGTGTAATATTTTTGCAAACTTATTAGTTAATAAGTACGAAGAGTTATCTCCAAACTCTAAAACTGATATAAAGGTTATAAATCTTAGAAACTTTTTTGTAGTAAGAGGAGTCACTTCATGTGAAGAACTTTGCAATATAACTGAACTTTTCCAAAATTTTGTTTCAAAACATAATATGGAAATGACACAAGATATAAAAGTAATTAATCTTGTAATTCATAATCCTGATTTTGAATTCAAAACATTAAATCTATCACATTGTTCTGAAAAACTTGTAGGTGAAAAAATTAATTCCTTAACTGAATTTGTTAACTCTTTTACAAAAAATAACATTTTTTTCAACATTAAGATTAATAGTGTTAGTAAAAATGTTATGTATGATTGTAATGAAAACTCGGTTGCGAAAGTGTTAGACATTTTAGAAAACAAATTCGAAGGGTATCAGTTTTTTAAACACGATATGTCAAATGAAATATATTGTTCGAATTCCTTGTATGGTAAAAGCAAAACATCAAGAGTTTATGACATACTTCTAAAAGATATCGAAAATCATATATATAAACTTGGTTTAGGTGGTAGTTTTATTTGTAATATGTCTTCTGGTATGAATGTCAAAGAAATTGATAATCTGAACGTATCCTTAGATATTTTAAATGACAATTATATTGTTAAAAAAGATTGGTTGGAGTCTTTGATACTCGATGTGTTTCCTTTTGAAAATGAAAAATTGCTTGAAACTTACAATGAAGTTTTAACTTCAGATTTTGATTTAATGTCAAATGGGAAGATTAGTTTTAATAAACTAAACTATATATCAGACTTTGTTTTATTCTGATATATAGTTTTTTACCATTTCCACCCCTTCGATAATATCTTGATAGTCTCTGTCAGGTGCTAAAAATTTAACATTAGTTGCTTCTTCATTTTCATCCAAAGTAATTAACATCATTGCGGGTACGTATTCATTTTGTACAATTTTTGCAAACTCATCATACTCCTCTTCAAAATCATCGATATCTCTTTCGACGAATGGTAAATTATTTTTATTTAACTCTTCTTTAATATGTATACAATGTGGACAACCTTTCATTGTATATACTACGGCAATTTTCATATTTTATCTATTGTGAAAAATTTATTTAAACCAACAATCAATAAATCTACATCTGTTAGTTTATCGGTTAATATAAATATTTTATAACTGGTATCGTTTTCAATTTTTTGAAAATAAATTAAAACCAAAAAACTACCCCATGTTATCAGTCCTTCTTGGAAAATGTGTCCGTTGTTAAAAATACTATAAGACCATTCTAAATTATTTTTTTCAATTAAGGTATCAAGACCTTTTTGAGTAATGTTTTTAAGTCTAATAATATTTGGATGTACATTCGAGTTGAACTTATTTTTATAAATTTCAAATATTTTTTCAGGAATTAAATTTTTGTTTTCCATAAAGTAAAGTTATGTACAAAATTAAGGAAGTAAATCTTCAAAAAAATCGTTAACCCCTACATGTATATATTGTTCTTCCAATATTTGATGTTGCCAAGTACTAAATTCTTCAGTTTCGTTTTCCCATCTTGGTGTTAGAGCAATTATTCTTGTTCCTAAATGTTCAGAACTTTTAAATTTAGAAACTTGTTCAACAACTTTTCCATTTCTATATTTTTTAACCATTTTAGGTAGTTTTAAGGTACCCAACTTATAAAGTAAATTAATATTCGCCAATTGAATGTTTGCTACTTCTGAAAATTCTAAAGATGGTTGGTAGTTGTATTTAGCTCTTTCTTGAACATTCAAAACTTCATCACTTCTAAATTGGTACTCAACAGTAATTCTATCTTCTCCATCAATAGAGTCTTTTCTAATGGAAAATATTATACTATCCGCTCTTTCGACATATGTTCTTACACAGTTTTTTTGATGTTGCGATTCTTTTTCGTAATCGTAAGATGTTTTTAATAAAACAGGGTAGTAGGTTTCACCATTGTACTCTATTGGTTTTTCTAAGTCGTCTATATCCCCATAAAATCTTTCAATTTCTCCTGTTCTATAAGACTGAATTAATCTACTCCACTCTTCATGTTCGGCGTTGAACTCGTGAATGGAATTGAATTTCATTTTTACATTTTCTCCAAGTTTTTTCAATTTTCTTTTGAAGTTGATGTGTTCACATAATGTTGAAAACAAATAATTGTCCATGTGTTCGCACAACAAAACAATCCTATCTTTTTCTTTATCTGTTAGTTCTAAACCTTCGAACAAGTAGTTGTCTTGGTGTGGTTGTGTTAGATGATACCAATCACTTGGTGACTCGACATCTCCAGGTTTCAATTGTCTTTTTAGAGTTTCATCAAAAATTTTTACATCTAATTTATTAAACCTATCAATTCCTAAAATTCGATACAAATATATCATTCTTTCAAACTCTAAAGACTTAACTTCATTGAGTATTTTTTTAACTTTACTTCCTTTAATTTTTAATGAACTCATAAATGTGTCTACAAGATTCATATCATTTTTTCTTAAATCTTTAATGGAAACAAAGGTGCCAGAAAATTTAACCCATTCGTTTGGTAATTTCACTCCTTGTATCAAATATTTTGTTAGACTATAAAATGAAAAAACACTATTTGTTTTAAAATTTTGAGGATTTTTAAGTTCTAGCTTTTCCCAAATTTTTCCTAAAAAAAAGTACAGATAACTATTTGAATCAATAGTTTCGTGAATTTGTAACGCATAAGTTATATTATGAATATTATTGGGAGTTGGGTTGACTTTCATCGAAGTTCCGATTTTCTTTTTGTTTTTACCATTAAACGTTCCAAGATAAAACATCTTTGTTTTAAAATTGAATGACAAAAAGTTGGTCTGTTTTCTAACTACAAAATATCGATTTGATAAAACCCTATAACGTGTATAAAATTGAGCCTTTAAGGAAATTGAATCTTCACTTTCTTCAACAAATATTCTTTTTCTTTGAAAGTGCAGCTCAGCCATCAAATTACCATAGTTTTTTTCGTAGTCTACTTCATCAAAAGATTGATAATCATTAAAATATTGTGATTCTTTTTTTGTGATATAGCTATCAAAATTATCTACGAGTTCAATAGGGCAATAGTTTTTAAAAACTCTTGTATTGAATGTTTTGATTTCGACAAATTTGTGAAATGTTTTACCTTCTACTTCTAACATAATTACAAATATAGGTAATTTTTAGAAAAAAAACAAATTAGTTTAAGAAAACTTTACCCATATGGTGGTCCATGAAAAGTGTGACGTTTTTTTCTATATTTTTTTTGTCGGGTCCTTGTTTAATTTCAAGAATGATGTCAATCATTTGTTTTCTTGTTGGGGCTAACTCTTTTTCATCTTTTTCATTCAACTCGCAAATGTTTCTTACTTTTTGAAAGAAAACATTACCGTCGATTTCACCAATAAGTATTTTTAACTGTTCGGGATTCTTGTCAAAAAATTTAACAAGGTTTGCCATATAAATTTCAATATCAACACTACTCATGGTACAAACTTAATAAAATTCTTGTGAAATGTAAAAAATTTTAGAAGAAAATATGTAACGGTGATTCGTCATCAACATTTTGTAATCTTTCAGGTAGAGCATCCTTATTACTTCCTTTAAGATTGATGATAGAAAGTCTTGGAAGGTCCGCAATACAATCAGGTAATTTTTGTAATTCTGGGTTATCGGGTAGTGATAAGAATTGTAGTTTTTGAAGATTACAAATTGAATCAGGTAACGACACAACACAACCAACTAAGTGGATAGCTGTAAGATTTGTCAATTCACCAAGAGTTGATGGGAATTTGAATTTTAATTCACCACCTTTAGCAATAATTTCAAGTCTTGAAATGGTCTTAGGTAAACTGTTAATAAATTCTTCAGTTCCGTATAATGCCATGAATTTGGATGCCGGGTCTCTTGGATAATCAACGGTCGCTTTGTTTTTATCAACACCTTGTAAAATATTTTCCATCATTTCAGGTTTGAAGTAATCTTTTAAATCCGGATTATCTTTCAAAAACGCAACAAGGTCAATTTGTCTGTCATCTGCATCCATAAACTGTTTGTCTTGGAAATGGAATTGGTATCTATTTGCAGGTAAACCTGATAAGTCTCCAACCTCTTTATCAAAACCTTTGAATTTAGTAGGTGTATTAGGAATAACAACATAAAGAGGTCCTCTTGATAAGTATGATTTCCAATAACTTAGACCAGGTGAAGATGTACACCATCTTGTTTCGCCTTTACTTGGTTCCATGTGAGAACCCCCGTAAAAACATGCGGCATCTTTTCCTAAATCGTCAGTTCTTGTAATTTTTACTACTGTCCAATTAGAAAGTCTTGTAACATTGTCAGCTCCTGGATGTGAATATGTTTGTGAAGCTTCTTTTTTCTCTTCTTTAGACGCTTTAGTTTTTTCTAAACTAAAATCTTTCACTTGGTCGTAAAGTGTTTGTGGTGTTAACTTATTGATGTCTCTGTACTCTTGTGGTAACTTGTTCTTGTTCCTTTCGTACTTCATCAAATCTTGAGTTGTTTTATATAAATCTTCTAAAAACAACTCTTGCCATTCTTTAACGGCTTGTTTAACTACGGGGCTGTTAGGGTCAGTTATACCACTTTCTAAATCAATTTTTGGTGATACAAAATTTTTGAGTAACCACTGTGTGTACTTACCAATTTTGATATTTTCCATTTTGTCAGCCGTTACATTTTCTTCACTCATACCTTCAGGAATTTTTGATGTAGGGTCTCCTGCGATAATTTTGAATAATACCTGTAATGGCATCATGCCTTTTTGTCCTCTCTCCTTCGGTTTAACATACTTGTTAAAAAGAATTTCAAATCTTGAACTTTCAACAATTATATCTCTTAAAATATTGGTAAATTTAATAGCCATCTTAATTATTTTATATATAAATATTATGATTAAAAGAAAAATGGTGATTAATAGTTCATAATGAGTAATTCTTCACCCATGTTTTGTTTCTCCCCCTTCTTTGCTGCCGCAGCTTTTGCAAATTCTTTTTTAACCCAAGTGTATTGGTCTTCAGGAAACCATTGGTGTAATAATTCAAAATCATAATATGATAAAGAAAACTTACCTTTAACATTATGTAATACATTAGCAAGTCTTTCGTGGTCTTGTCTATCAAAATCATGATTGGAATAATAATTTTCAGTTTTCCAATAAGGTGGGTCTAAATAGATGTATGTTGATGGTGAGTCATATTTTTCAATAACTTCTGCAAAGTCCATGTTTTCAACATCTGTTATTTTTAGAAAGTGGTCCACCCAATCAGGTTTAGATAGCTTGTCACGAAAAGTAAGATACTTTGATTTGTACTTACCCTTTAAGTCAATAAACGAACTTGTTTCAGGTTTACTACCACTAAAAACTTGTGTCAAAATATAAACATATTTTGCAGCAACTTCATAATCGTAAGCGTTTACGCTAAAACCTTCGTTAAAAATTTCAGCCTGAAAGCTTACAAATTGTTCTTTATAAATTTCAGGTGTAACATCAACCCCTTGTTTTTGACAATCGATAGAGTTTATTGCCTTTAACAATTCACCGGGATTTTGTACACACTTAAACAAATTGTAATTTAGTGGATTAAAGTCATTGTAAACAACTTTTTTTAGGTTTGGGTACTGTTTTAGGTCCATGTTGTAGAAACACCAAAACATCCCTCCAAAAGTCTCTAAATAGACTTCCATATTTTTATCATAGAAAGGGACTATCCACTTTCCAATTTTACTTTTACCTCCTATATAACTTAACATGTTTTAAATATAGTTTTTTTTATATTTATTTTCAACTAACTGATAATTAAATTATAGGTATGAAAAAAGAAAAAGCAACAGAAGTTAAATGTCAAGCTTGTAAAAGAGGTTTGAGTAATACTCAAATTGGTTTACTTGTGGTTTCTGCATACATTCTAATTAGTTCAATTTATGGAACTATAGAATTAATTAAAAATTTGATTGGGTTCTTTAATTAAAGACTTAATCTTTTCTTTTATTTCATCAGAAACATCCAAATTATTAACAACAGAAATTTTAACATAGAAATCCCCATTTTCGTTTTGTGTTCGATAACCTTTATTTACTAACCTTAATGGTTTATCGGTTGAAAAATTCTTAGGTATTATAATTTTAAGTAGTCCTTCTGGATGTGGTAAAACAACTTCTTCTTCGCCAAGCAAAACATTCAAGTTCAAAGTTTGATAGTAAACTAAATCTAGTCCCATTTTTTCAAAGTTATCTTTGGGTGTTAATTCAACTTTGAGAACTATATCTCCTCTTGTTCTCGAATAAACATTATAGTCCCCCACATTAGGTACTCTCATAAAATCACCATTGTCTACATTTTTTGGAATGTCTATTGTGAGTTTCTCATTTGCTCTTGTAAAACCATTTCCGTGACAAACATTACAAGGTTTAACAATAGTCTGCCCTTTTCCTTTACATGAAGGGCATTGGGTTTGTATTAACTGTTGAAACATACCTGTCCCAAACTTTTGTGTAATCACTCCTTGCCCATTACAATTAGTACAAGTTCTATGTTCACCTCCCGTACTATTACATGGTGTACACTCATTATTACGTTCGTAAATAATTTCTTTTTTTACGCCAACAAATGATTCAATGGGACTTATTTTAATTGTTATGATTTTATCAGGAGCTTTAGGTTTTTGTGGTCTTCTTTTTGCCCCCATCATTTGCTCAAAAATTGAATTGAAATCGAAATCCCCACTACCAAAATCAGAAAATGGATTATTTTTTTGATTATCGTAATGACTTCTTTTATTTTCATCACCTATAATGCTGTAGGCTTCGTTAATTTCTTTAAACTTTTCTTCACCGTTTGGGTTTACATCTGGGTGATACTGTTTACTTAATTTTTTATATACTTTTTTAATTTCGTCCTGTGATGCGTTTTCCGATACACCTAAAATTTCATAATAATTTTTCATGAGTAATAACTTTTTAGTAGTCTTATTTAAGAATAGAAAAAGAAAAAAAATTATCAAACGTTTTTCTACAGAAAAAAGAGCGTACGACTATTTTAACTCATTAATTAAAAGTAATCAAGTTGACTTCGAAAAAAAAATAGAAAACGCAACCGAAGTAGATTATGAGTTAGGTTTAATTACTAGTACAACAAATGTTCAAAAAAGTTTATTTGTAACTGATGAAATGGGTAGGAACAATCCGGTAAACTTAGAACACTCTGATTATGTTTTTTTGGAAATAAAAAAATATAAAGTGGAAGAGACAATATTTGATTGGCAAACGTCAAACAAAGTCACTCTTAGTGAAATAGTTGAAAACTATTGTAAAACAAACGAACTAAAAAATATCTTCACGTTAAATAATAAAGTTTGTATTCAAATTAATGAAGATGTGTTTGCGTTTTCTTTGAAAGATAAAGATGAGGCTTATCGATTTTTGGAGTCCTTCCAAGATTACTTCATACAAAAATCCCGAACTGACGCAATGTTCGTTCGGGATATATCAATAGCACAAAGAAAGTGGATTTATAATATGTTAGAAGAAAAAGGGTTTGACAAAAAAAGATTATACAGATTAAAAACTACATTCTCGAAAAGATAAAATTTACATTTTCTATCGAAATTGTGCATCTTTTATCTTCAGAACTATTTCCCAATTTTTGGGTTAAATAAACAAAATCTCTCTCCGTCAATTTTATATTTAAAGTAACGTCCCCTTTTTTAAGAAAGCTATTGTCGATTGTTTCAACTATTTGTGCTAGTTTACTTAATTCTTCCCCAAAACTCTCATCAAACGTTCCCATAAACTGTATTTTGGTTCTATATGTTCAGTATTTTTAATTTTTTCTTTTCCTAAATTTTTTAACTCAGAAGACAACTCTTTTTTATAGTCTTCAGACTCCAACTTGCCTTTTTTTATTTCTTCATTTAGTTGATTGAACTCCTTCTCCAATCTTGTTGTTATCTTGCTCATTTTGTAATAAACTTGTTAATTCCTCTACGTCAAACTTTAAACCTTTAAGACTTTCTAATTTTTCCTTTTCGAATATGTTTCTAAGTTCTTGAACCTTACTTTTAAATAACTTTTCTTTTTCCTCTCTTTCAATGTTTGTTTTGGTTACCATATCAACAACACTTTCTAACTTATTTATTAGTTCAGGATTACATAAACAAACAAAAGATGTTATTTTATTTTCTTGGTCTTCGTTTTGTATTATTTCAATACCTTCAGGTGCGTTTTTAACCATAACCCACGTTGAAGGAAATATTAAATCGAAAGAAACATAGTTTTTTAATATTCTTACCGATTTAAGATACTTCTCCGTTTTAGTTATAAATTTACTGTATATCATTTTATTAGTGTTATGATGTATGTTATTATATATGAAAAGAATAACCCATTTACTATTGTTTCAGTATATGAAAGAATAAGAGGTTCTGGTGGTGTAGAATTTAAAGCCTTTATGAATTTAAACCCAAGTCTTATTACTGACAGTATAGAAAGAATAAAGATAAATAGGTACAATGTTTCGATACTATTCATTAGTTTCGTTTTTGGTGTGATTGAGAATTTCTTTTCTTAGTGTATGCATCAAATCTTTTAACTCTTGAGCCGCTTTTCTTGCTCTAGTACCTGCAGATTGATTTCCTTTGCTATAAAATTTAGTAGTCTCGGCGGATAACGTCTCTACTAATGTTTTGATTTGTTCTAAAGTTTCCATTTTTTTTAAAAAATTAGTTTATTATACAATTTAAATTTATGTTTAATGAAAGTTTTGTAAATGGCATCAATTTATTTTCAATGACCTTTCTAACACTTTATATATGTCGGTGAATATTTCAACGTCAGATTTTGATTTTTTTGTTTTTCTGTTAAAAATTTGTTCAAAAAACTTTTCCGTTTGTTCTTTAACGTCTTCGTCAGGTTGGTTGTAGAAAACATCAAAGAAAAAACTTTCAAAAAAGAATGCGTCAGTATCATCAAATTTGAAGATTATGGATTCTCTTTCAAAGTTTTGGATTGTTTTGTTCCAACACCAATGAAAATGTTCTTTTTTTTGTTGGGTTGTCATTCCAACTCTTGTTTCGTTTTTACTGTCACTATTTTCACCCAAGTATGTTTCTTTGATAAGTCTTAGAAAAGACAAACAAAAATCTCTGAATAGTTCGGTATGTTCGATTGTGATATTATTTGCCAAATACCAAGCAGTTAGGTCACCATCATCTAATGGTTTGGCTAACCAATCAAAAAAACGACCCATGTTATTATTACCTTCCATTTCGATAATTATAACATGGGTCTTATTAAAACTGAATAATAAATTACTGTGTTTTTTGATTATAACCAATTAACGATTTCATCTTATCGATTTCAGAAATCACTTTTTTATTCTCAACTGACTCACTTACTTTGTCTAAAATACTCTGAGCGGTTTTTCCACCTTTTTTAATCTTACCTTTTTTTGTTACGTCACCAGCCACTTCGATTGTATCTTGCGGATATCTTTTGTAAGAAGCGTTCATTTGCTCTTGTCCGTAATAATTGTTTTTATAATTGTCATAAAATTTTTCTCCTGTCTTACTTGGGACTACATTTCCGTAAGGTTTTCCATCTTCATCAATTTCAGCATTTCCTGTAGTTTTGTGACCCTTAAGATACTTTTCAATTTTTTCATCATCAGGTTTAATTTCATCAAAAACTAAATTTGTATTACCAGGGTAAGAGTAAGCTTCAATATATTCATCAACCGCTTCAGATGGTGTATATTTTTTGATTTTACCTTTTCTTTTATCTAAATCATAGTTTCCTTCAGGAAAATTACTTGGGTTAGTTTCGTAATTACCTTTAGATGCGCCTTTCAAGTACTCTTTCATTTTTTTGGTTACACTTTCTATGTAGTCATTTTCTTCTTTACCTGACTTGTTCAATGAAGATTTTAAAACGTTCGAAGCGGATACTCTTCCTTTTTTCAAACCAGATGTTTTCTTTTTTTCCTCATTTATGATGTTTTCAATTATGTCAATCATTTCATTTTCAGTAAACAAAAATTTTCTGTTATCTAATACCACACTATAGTAAGACTCATCTACTTTTCCTTTTTTCTTTCTTAAAATTTCGAAATCTTCAGCATCTATTTTATTATTTTTATTTTTATCAATAGATTTTTGTCTTCCGTAAAGTTTTTCTTTTACCTCTTTCTTTTTTGACCTTAATTTTTTAAAATCTTCACCATCTATTTTGTCATATGGTTTTGCTTGTTTTGCAATGTACTTTTGACCTTTAGATAATTTTTTTGCTTCATCCAAACCACTTTTGTCTTCATCACTATATCGATACTTAGTTTTGTATGATGGCATGTCATCAGGAATTCTTAAATCATCTTCATCTTCCTCCTCATAATCGTAATCCGGTGATGGTGCATTAAACTTGAAGTCATCATAATAATCATCATCTTCTTCATAATCGGAATATTCATCTTCAATACCAAGATACTTATTAATTTTTTTTCTTCTTTCTGGGTCCATTTTTGAAAAATTCAAGTCACCAAAAAGTGGATGTCCATCATCCATACCTCCTAGTTCTTGAATGTCTCCTTCACGCATACTTCCACACTCCATGCATTCACCTTCGGACATGTTTCCACCACATTCCTCACACATTTCTTTGTTTTCAAACAATCTTCTTTTCACAGAGTTTGTTCTAACATAAAGTTCTTCATTTAAAACTTTATCAACTATGTTTTTAATTTCTCTATTCATACTTAATAAATATCATTAGTTTTATAAAATACCATCAATTTTGGATAATATGATATTTTCTATTTCATCAACACTTAAACCTGTTTTAGTTGCCACATTTTGGATAGCTTCTCTAAGTTTTGATTTTTTTGTTTTGGGTTTATATATGTTCAAAGCATTTATATCTCCTTGATTGCAATAAGGAAATGTTTTGCATTCTTTTTTCACTGATACAAAACTCCCGCCAGGTATTTGTGTTTTTTTCCAAGACCTTCCTTTTCCTTTTGTCGTATTACCCCTCATGTTCACATCTTGAAACCCAGGAACATCATAAATTCCAACCGATGCAGATGTAGTGGCTTCAGTGGCTTCAACTTTTTGTGGACAAACACACTCATCATTTGATTCTCCACATTCAGGGCAAGTTTCAGTTTCTCTTACTATTTTAGGTTTTCTTTTGTATTCGCTTCTTGCAACGTCATCTTTTGAAAACATACTAAATGCAGGTGCACTATAACCATAACCTCCTCCTGTTCCTAAGGCTTCTTTCGATTCTTCCTTTTTCTTTTTCAAAGATTCTAAAACTAACTTGTTTAAATATTTTTGTGTTATCATTTTACGTTTTTCAAAGTTGATTGCCATTGATTTTTCTTGGACCATAAAAAGTAATAAAACTCAGTCATAATTTTAACAACTATGTCATTAACATCTCCTCTTAATGAGCCTGTTTTAATTTCTTTTTTTATTTTATTAATCAATGTTTCTTCATGTTTTTTCACAAAAGAAGAGCTGAAAAAAGTTTTGATTTCACTTTTTACTATTTTTTCTATTTCTTTTTTTTGTTGTTGTGAAAAAGCCATTATTTCATTATACTAAATACTGTTAATGTTGTTAGAAGAACCCCACTGATAATTTGTGTCATGGTATTTTTTACTTTAAGTTTTTTTACCTCTTTTCTCAAATCATCATTTTGGTCTGAAATAATTTTGAATTTTTCTTCTGTTTTATTGACAATCTGAGTACTCAAAGAGTCTTTTTCTTTCCAAGTACTTATTGTTTTGTCCAAAAAATAAATCTTATTGTTCAATTGTTTTATTTCTTCTTTATCTAATTTGGATAGTTCTTTAAGTTTGTCATATTCGTTAAGGTCTAATAACATTTTTTGAGCAACTCCATAAGGGATACATAGTTCTGAGGTGTCTATTGTTTTTGTTTTTTGGGAAAGCCCTATAAAACAAAAAGAAAATATGATTAGGGTAAATATAATTTTTTTCATGGTTTAGTAGTTATATCTCTTTCTTAGTAGACTGTCTATTTGTTTATTGTCGGCCTTTTTAATTTCTTCTTTCTTTTGTGTGTAGTAATTGTTCACCTCTTTCTTTTCAATTTTGATATTTGAAATCTTATCATCAATTTTATCTATTTTTTGTTGGTAGACATTCAAAGAATCATTAAGACTTTTTTGTAAATTTTTTAGGTCCTCAATTTTTTTGTTTATTTGGTCTATTTTGTATTTATCTAATTCAGACATTTTTGGTTTTGGAGTTGCTAAGTAAACAACTAAATAAAGTAGGGAAAAAAATAAGATAACCCCTACAGCATGTTTCCAATATTTTTCTACGTAAGTTTTCATTATTTTTCCTCTGTTGTTGCTGTTTTTCTTCTTACGGCAATCACTTTTGCCCATTTAGCTTTAAATTTATTATAAAAACCTGTCAATTTAGTTATCAACTCTGTCAATTTGTCATCTAGTTTAATCATATCACCGTTGATATATACACCGTTGTTTTCTCCAATAGAGAAGAAAAACTCCAAATCAAAATCAATAACTTTTCCACTCCACTGAACTTCATTCGGGTACATATTTAATACCCCAAAGTCAGATAAATCAGAGACCTCTCCAACAAATTCATCCATAGTTTCTTGAAATGCTGTTTTTTCATCAGTTGTAAGTTCCAAATCTCTTTTTTCTTTTCCATGGAGAGTTAATAACCCACCCGAAATACGGTATGTTTTGTTTTTATCTTTTTTTACTTTGTTAACGTCAATATCTTGTGTCTTGTCTTCTTTTTCATCATCTTCTATGTTGTCTTCTATACTCTTACCAAGATTAACGGCTTCAGGTTGTTCTAACAACACCCTAACTCGTTTTAACATCAACTTCATTTCATCATATTCATTAATCATTTTCTAATAGTTCTTTAAAAAGTTTAAAATTGAAGGAGGGGTTTACATCTTTGAAGTCAATATCGTAGTTACTTCTACTAACAACTCCTCTGAAAAACTCAACACCTTCTTGTTTTACATTATGTCCAATACAATCAACTGGTATTTCAAACTCACCACACAAATTTTTGGTTAGTTTACTTAAACTTTCTAATTGAGTTTTTTCGTAAGGGTCCCAAAAATATTCATCTCTCCATTTTCGTTCAAATACCTTTTTTTTATAAATATCACCAATCCAATTTATGTGATAATCGTGCATTGGAATTTTTCTTAGTGAACCTAAGTTTTCCAAAACAATTATGATTGAGTTTTTATCTAATTCAATATTTTGTAAAAAGTTAGAATAATTTGTTGGTTCCATTATGGTATGTATATCACCATTTTTGGATATTATGTAGTTTGGTAAGTAGGGGTTTTTTTTATTGTATCGATACCTCAAAGACTGTATATAATTTTTTAAGTCTCTTTTGGAGTCCGCTAAAACAATTTGTTTTTTGTTTTTATTTATCCCTAACGGACTAAAATCTGTTAATTCGAATTGAACCACTATTATTATTTCTATTTGTGTAGGTTAATTTTCTTAATTGTCTTGGTTCTTCATAGTTTACAACCTCAGTGTTACTTTCTAAAGTTTCTTCTTTAACTTCTTCTTCATTTTTTTCGGGTTGTTCTTCAATTATCTCAACAATAGGTTCCTCTTCAACAATTTCTTCAATTATAGGTTCTTCTTCTTTTTCTTCTGTAGTATCTGTTAAATTCCACTCGAAATTTTCAGCAAAAGTCAATAAATTTTCAGGTACAACAACTTCTTCATTCTTCGGTTCTTCTTCCTGTGGAATTTCAACTATCTCTTCGACTTGAGGGGTGACTTGGGGGGTGACTTGTGGGGTGACTTGGGGGGTCTCCTCTTCTTTTTTATTTGTTTTGAATGCTTGGTTTGTTGCGATTACCAAAGTGATTGCTAATGGGTCAAAAACAAATATTAAAATTAGAATGAATAAATTTGCAGTTCTTTTTATGTCCCAATCAAGAAGTTCACTAACATATTTTAAAGCCCCTAATTCACTTCCTGAAATCTCTTTTGATTCCATATTGAGTATTTCAACATCTAACTTTGTAATACTATCATTCATGTTGTCAATTCTTTTAGCGATGGTATCTCTTCTTATTTGAGCATCTTTTAATTGTAGCTCAAATGTTTTTCTATTTGCGTTATTTGCTCTTGTTACAACTTGCCCCGTTCTTTGGTCCACAGATTGTGTGGTTGTGTTGTTTGACAATCCGTCCCTTAATTTTGTTATATCCCCATCTAAGGTTGTTTTTTCTTTTGTTAGTTCAGTTTTTATTTCTTCAAAACGTTTCTTTTTTACTTCAACATTTTTAACCTGTTTTTCGTTGATTTCAAGTTTTGCGATGTTTCCTTGAAACCCTGTACTCAATAATCCATATATTCCAAGGGAAGTTATTAATGAAAGGGTGACAAGTGCGATTGTCATGTATATTTTTAAAATACCATAAGTTTCCTTCCATTTATCGTGAAGGTATGTTGCAATTGCAATCTTAGATAGTTCCAAAAATGAACCCATTACTATTACAGGTATAGCAACTCCAACAAAAACCACAGATAATCCAATAACACTATAATACGCAGCAGTACCTGACAATCCAAGAGCACAAAACAGTAAAAACCAAGGTAATAATTTATCTTTCATATCACAACTATAATAGATAAATAGTAAATATAAATAAAAACCCCCATTGGTACCGTGGGGGTAGTGTAGTTTCATTCTATCACATTAGTAGAATTGAGGATTTTCACCCAAAGAACTTCGTGTCTTATTCCGCCGAGTTGTATGGGTAATCTCGGTTCAACCCATTATTAAATTCACTTATATTTATTGTTATGATAAATATCAATCAAATAATAAGAAAAAACTTATTAAAGGAAGAAAAGTTTCATGATTTAAAAAAGGAAATCAAGTTTTCATTTGAAATATATCACGATGCTGGTGGTCATACTCAACAAAGAAAATGGAGACATGGTTCTGAAAATAAAATATATGATTTAGATATAATAAGACTTCTAAAATCAGGTTTAGATGAAATAATATATCACATAATAGATGGTGATATAAAAAACGGTAGAAGATTTATATTAAGTAGAGATGGTGGTGATAATTTAAACTTAGTTATACTACCTGAAAAGATTGACTCGATTAATTGGAATCTTGTAATTATTACCGTAATGAAAAAAGAAGATTTTACTGTCGGTAAGGGTCAACTACAAATTTACGTGTAAAAAAAAACCACGGTATTCTGACCGTGGTTGTTCTAAATGTATTCTGACAAAAAGAACTATTTGATTATTTAACAAAGATAATACTTACTTTGATAACTTCCAAACTTTTTATCATAAATATTCAAATAAATCTGAACATTCGTTACGAAGTTTTCTAAGAGCTTTTTCTTTAATTTGTCTAACTCTTTCTTTTGTAAGACCAAAATCTGTACCAATGTCTTCTAATGTTCTTGGAGTTCCTGTAATTCCGTAATAATCTTCAACTATAGTTTTTTCTCTTTCATCCAAAACTGACATTATTCTTAACATCTTTTCTTTTAGAATATCTTTTGTTGAAAACATTTCATCAGGTGACTCTACGTTTTCGTTTTTTATAACATCAATTAAAGTATCACCATCTTCATTAATGTGCATGTCCAAATCTATAATACGTGGAAGTGTTGCAAACTTTTCAGACAACTCGCCATTTGTTTTTTCATTCAACTTCTTTTCTTTTTGCATGTCTTGTACAACATTGACCGGTAGTCTAATTGTTCTTGAGTTGTCGTTAAGTGATTGTAAGATTGATTGTTTAATCCACCAAACGGCGTAAGATATAAATCTATTTTTTTTGGTCCAATCGAAATTCTTGATTGCTTTCATTAGTCCGAAATTACCTTCAGCAATAAGGTCTGATAAATCAATTCCCTGATTTTGATATTGTTTAGCAACTGTAATTACAAATCGTAAGTTACCTTCCAACATTTCTTTTTGGATTTGTTCTTTTTCTCGTTCAGTACAATCATTAGAAGAAATTCTTTCAGCCAAGAACTTCTCCCTTTCGGGGGTCATGACTTTTATTTTTCTAATGTCCTTTAAATAAATTTGAATCTCGTCTTGGTTAATTGGGTTTGTTGATTTAATTTCCTCGGTCTTCTCTCTTTCCATAATTGTCTAATATTTGTTTTTCTTCCTCTGTTAATGACTCTATTCCTTTTTCTGATATTTTATCTAAAATCTGGTCTACTGTCGGTTTCTCTTTTTTTTCTTCTCTGTTGAATGGGAATTTAAGAACGTCCTCTGTTAAAGGAAAAATAAATTCCATCATACCACTTATTCTTTTCTTTTTTTCATCTGATAAATCATCTTTGCTTACTCCTTTTGTTTTTGTTGGTTTTTTTACTCCGTCTATATTTAAAAAATCTCTCTTCAATTTTTGGTCCATTTTGATATCTATGTTGGATGTTACTTCCATTAAGAAATACTGTTCCACTACCTCATTCATACACATGTCAACATATTCTTTGAGGTCTTCGAAAGTTTCTTTGGTTCTGAAGTTAATAACCATGCCAAACTCCCCATAATTAAATTTCATGAACTTTGAACTTACAACGGTAATCAACTGATAAGATACGTCTGTAATGAAACTTTCGTTGTCTACGAAGTCACCAAACATGAATAACATAAATTGTTTTCCTTCTGATTCCATTTCTGTTTTTTTCTTTCTCATAAATATCTTTTTAAATTATTTTTTTTGGTGAATTTTAGAGGCCTACGTGTTCTAATGGTATTTCATTAAAATAATATTTGAAGTCGTGTAAGTCTAAATATTCTTTAAGGTCATCATACTTTTTTTTTAAAAACCAATCATTGAGTAAATAAAAATAATCAATCTCGTAACCCAATCCTTTACATAGTTTACCAAATACATAATGTTTATAATGTGCCGTTTGTATTTTTTCATCAGCAGAACCAGGTCCTTTCTGAAATTTATCATCACCAAAATATATTATTTTTTTTTGGAAGTTTACAAATACAATGTCAGGTAATAATTGTGATGATATTCTGTCTTTCCAATTAATACCATTAACTTTCAAAAATTTTTTATAGAATGAATGTTTTGGACAGTATAAACCAACTAAAGTATCGTTTTTAAATACTTCATTATTTTCATTAACAGACACGTTGTCTATTTTTTCCAATTTGGTTAGTAGGCACGTTTTTTTTTCAAAAGCTAAGCCGTTTTTGTTTGTGTTTGCACCACCACCAGATTTGTTTCTTTTTTTTCCCATACCACAAACTTAAAAATAAATTTTCAATCTACAAAACTTTTGACACATTATTTTGTTTTTTTATTTTCACAACACTATCATTCCATTGATTCACGAGCGGATTGTGACTTATAACGAATATTTTATCAAAGTATTCTTTAATCTTAATAAAGAACTCAGCAACCATCTCCAAGTTGTCATTACTAATTTTACCGAATACCTCATCGAACACAATCACGTTGGGTTTGGGTAAACTACATATCTTACTTAACACAGAACGAAGAGCAAGGGCCGCAATTGTTCTTTCAAATCCTGAACCAGAAATCATTAGTTTTTCAATTCCTGTTCCATTATCAATCATCACAAACTCCACCTCATTTTTATCTGAGATTCTAATTTCAAGTTTGAAGTATGAACTGTCTTCCATTAACCTTTGAAGTTCTGAGTTGATAAGTGGCATCATGGTTTTCATTATCATTTTTGAAATACCATTTTTACCAAATAACTCTAAATATATTTTGTATATTTTTTCTTTTTCTTCCTCTTCTTTAATCCTTATTATCAACTTTTTGTTGTTTTCTATTTTTTCGTCAATAGTGGTGATACTAAACTTGTTGTTGGATATTGTGTTATTAATATTACTTTTTTGAATTTCAAGTTCATCTAATCTTAAATCGGCCTTTATTAACATTGAATCAATTTTTTGATTTTCTTGAATTTTATCTTGGATTTCTTCCCAACTTTTGATTTTTTGTTTTAAGTTTTCAATTTTTAAATCACAAGACTCAACACTCACTTCATACTTTTCTTTTATAAGTTTGTTTTTTTCATATTCATCAAACTCTTTTTTTAACTGAACAAAACTTTGTTCTTTGCGGGATAAATCATGCATAAGTGTTGTTTTTGTGTTTTTATGCACGATAAGTCCATCAAGTTCTGCGATTTTAGCATTTGTGATTGCCGCATTCATTAACTCAATTCCGCAGTGTTCACATTTAATTCCGCCCTCTACTTCAGACTTCAGTTTGTTGATTGATGAAATTTCTGTATCAATCTGAACCACTTCTTTATAGACCTCGTTGTATTGTTCTTTAACCTCATCGTGTTTATCCTCATGATAATACTCACTTGGTTCAACAACTTTAAGTTCATTAATTTTAGAAATATAACCTTTTTTTTCAAAATCAATTGCATTGATTTCTTCTTGAGTTTTTGATGGGTTTAGAAGTAATAACTCTTTATCAATATTAGAATGTTTTTTCTTCAACATATCATCACGATAAGTTTTACCTTTCATAATGTTAGAATCAATATTAATCAGTTCTAGTCTATTTTCTTCAATTTGAGTTTTGATTTCTTTAATTTTTTCTTTACTTGATAAAATGTCATCTTTTAATTGTTGTGAAGAATAAACGTTAGACATTTTCGATTTTGAAAATTCACCGTAAACTTCTTTTGCAACTTCTTCTTTTTTCTTTAGAAATTCTAATCCCATAAATCTTGAAAGGACTTGACCTCTTGCTGTTGGTTTTGCTTCCAATAATTCCTCAAGGTTTGATGCTGTCGTGAGAATTGTCATTAGAAAATCTTCTTTTGTACCGATAGAAGATTTGATGAACGCTTCAGTTTCTCTTCTTTGTTCTCCTGTAAAGTTTTGTAAACTACCATCTGAAAGTTTTTTAAAGAAATCTAACTCAGTTTTTACATTCCATTCACCTTTTTTAGACATTTTACGTTCAATGTTTCTAACTATAACGTAATCTTCACCATCTATTGAAACTTCCCCTTTAACGTGTACTTTATCTTTTGTCGTAAAACGATTAAATATTTCCTCAGCCTTTGTTGTCTTTGTTGTTTCATTAAAGAACAAAAACATTAAAAGGTCCACAGATAAAACGGTTTTCCCACCAAAGTTAGGTGGGTCTGACTCAACTACTACAATTCCATTAAGTTTTTCAAAATCTAATTTTTGATTTTCCCCGTAAGATAAAAAGTTAGAAAACTCAATATTTTTAATATACCATTTTTTAAATTGAGTTGTTTCTTCTTGTTTTTCTAAAATCTTATTTTCAACTATTCTATTAATTGTTAATACATCATCTAAATTAGAAAAAAGACCTCTGTTTTCCAAGAATTGTTTAATCAACCCAAGTTGATAGTTTGTATCGGTTATGTTTACCGAAACATCAACACTTTGAGTTTCCTCGGTATTTGTTGTTTTTGCTTTAGTTAAGACATTAACATTAGTGGTGTTATACTTTTTAGAAAAGTAATGTTTAACCGACTTTATTTTATCTTGTGTAAAGTTTTCAGGAAAGTCTTCCCAAACTACTTGAATGGTCGGGTTCACAAACTTTGAAAAATCAATGTCTTTAATCATAATATTGTAATTGAAATGTTTTGGTGGATTAAATAAATCCATTTTATTTAATCGTTTTCAGTCACGTTGTGAAAACCTGAGATTTCTACTTTAGTACCATCTTCCAATACTTGGTCATCAATATTAATACTTTCTTGAATGGTTTCTACACCATCAACGACTTCAGCGTTTTCTGTATCTCCCGACATTTTTTCAAACTGCTCTCTCATTTTTGTTAGTTGTTCTTGCATAGCATCCATCCAAACTTTTTGCATCTTTTTTTCTTCTTGTTTGATGTTTTCATTTCTTTTTGCAACTTTTTTTCTGTGTTCTTTTGCCTTTTTTCCCATTTTATTTAATTTATAATTTTTACTTTTTTTATTTTGGTCTGTTTTGTTCGTACCACTCAATTACACTATTAATTGCCCATACAGCACCTGATGATAGTATTCCATCAAAAAACCATGAGTACCATAGTGATGTACCAAAAATATCATTTGTTGGTGAATAAATCAACAAAGATAGAACAAACCCTCCCCATGTTGAAAAACACATAGGACAAGATAATATCCCTGAAATAAATTTACCTAACCCATTAAAAGGTAAGTATACATTTTCTCCCCACTTTTGGAAAAAATTTCTTAGACCTTGAAAGATTGAACCATATACCATAATGTTCATCAATCCATAACTTAATATAAACCACGTAATAATAATCATAACTTTTTTTTTAATCGTTTAAATTCGAACTACCATGAAATCTAGCTTTGACGTACTCACCAGTTTGTGGTTGTTGAAATGTTTTATTTTCTAATTCTTTAATTTGTTTTTTTAAATTTCTAATTTCTGTGTTCAAGTTTACTATAGTATCTTGTAAAAGTTTTACCCTATCACCTCCATCATTTTGTTTAGAAATGTCTAAACTTCGTCTAAGCTCAGCTAGTTCTTCATCCTTTTTAGACATTTCGTTTTCCAACTGTTGTATTTTTAACAACAGTTCATTTTCACCACTTTTATCACTTATATATTCAATTTTTGTGACAACTTTTTCTACTGGAACTTCAACAATCTTTTCAACTTCTTTAATGACCTCAACGATTTTCTCCACCTCTTTTATCACTTCAACAGGAATTTCCACTCGTTTTTCAACAATTACCTCTTTTATTACCTGTTTTTCTTCAATACTACCCGTTTTTAAGTCTTTTTCACCATCATTAAGTGTTTTTCCCAAAAGTCCATACCTTTTAATATCAAACCCTTGTTTGAAACATAGATAAATAAAATTATCAATATCTTTAATATTTTCATCATCACAAAATGCAGACACCGTCTGCATTGTTTCCTTGCTAAATATTTTGGAGTTTTTCTGTTCCATTTTCGATATCTTCGAATGATTTTATTGAAAACTTTAAAAAAGGTTTTGGATTATCTAAATCAACATAAGAGTATTCTTTTGTTTCAACATCATAAATACCATACCCGTGTCTTTTAATACTCTCACCTATATTTTGTTGGATTGGACTACCTATCATATAACCTTTACCTGTTTTGAATTTGAATTCTTGTCTTTTGTGAATATCACCACAAAGTACAACTTCAAGTCCATCAAACTTTTCAACATCATACGCTTCTTCACCAAAATCAAATCCGAGGTCAGTTTTCATCCCCTGTATTGGTCCATGAAATAATCCAATTCTAATCCCTTTAGCGTCAGTCAGGTCAGGTGGAATATTACCTTGATATTGTGAATACACACACCAACTAATATTATCATCCTCATATACACCTCTATCTTTAAAATACTTTATATCAGGGTCACTTAAAGAGTCAATAATTGGTGTAAGTGCGTCTAATCTTTCAGTGTTATTAACCAAGAAGTCGTGATTTCCAGGAATAATAATTGTTTTAGCAATAAAAGAACACTCGGTTAAAACCCACCTAACCATTTCAATAAGTTCGGGTGTCATTTGATTTTTAGAGTGTACTAAATCACCAGTAAATACAATTCTATCTGGATTTAGTTCTCTCCATTGTTCAATTGCCGTCTCTAATATTGATTTATACAAATCATGGTCTTTAAAAAGACGAATATGTAAATCTGAAAAGTGTATTAATTTTTTAATCATTTAATTGTGTTTTGTCTCCGCAATATACTTCTTGATAAGGTTTATAAAAAGGGTCGTCACTTGGGATTGGATTTGTTGGAAATGGGTTAATTGGTATCGGCACTCTATAAGGTTCTGCAATACCAATTTTAGGTTCATCTTTAACTTGTCCCATTTTTTCAACAATAGGAGTTATGTCAATATTTTTGTTTTCAAGTTTACCGTAAAGGTACCCTTCTAACCAAATATAAAATTCTTTGTGTGTCATATTAATTCTCTACAATAAAGGTTAACCAATACAATTCTTGCAAATTTGAATTCTTTGGCTCTGTTTAGTTTTAATCCGTAAGCTAACGCAACAGTTTTCAAATGTGGATATGCTTCACTTATAGTCATTTTACTTAACTCTTTCATTTGTCAAAAAGTTGAAATTCTTCATTTACGAAACCACAAGAGTTACACATGTAAGTTGGAAAAGGTACAATTGTGTCTTCAGATGCTCCTGTTAAAATTTTTGATACTTTTTTTAAAAGTGTAACTTCTTTGAAGAACATTCCTCCACAATCACCACAAATAATAGTTGGTTGTTCTTTCAAGTTTATTCTTGGTTGAATTAGGTCTTCGCTCATTTTATAATATAGTTAATTTTTATTTTTAATTCCTCTTGGTCCCAACTAGTATTCGAATACCATACTGGTGTAATATTTTTTTCCATATTAAAATATAATTTATTCATTTGTTTTTGTCAAATACTTTGTCATATCCATTTCTAAAATAGTATCAACCACTTCTTTTGGTATTCGGTACTCTTTAAATTCCATATCTTCTTTCAAATGAACAATAACACCACCTAATAATGGAATATTTTCGTATTTTGTACCTTCTAACATTTTTAAAAGTAACTTACCATAGAATGGTAGTTGAGTGTTGTAGTGACCAAGAGCATTATTTGGTAGATTTTGGAAGGGTTCTTTCATCGGTTTTGTGTAGTCATTAACCATCATGTTTTTTTCTTTATTTGTTTTCCAATCTGTAATTACAAACCCAAACCCTGTTTTTTGTTTATTGAGCATAACCCAAACCTTATCGGGTTGACCTGTATATCCAAGCTCTGGATGCCCCAATACAATTTCAGTATCAAGTAATACTGCACCTCTTTCTTCCATTAATTCTAAAAACTTTTTACCACCTTTAATCATTCTATCACCTTTCATAATAAGTTCTAAGTCACACTCAAAAACAGGTTGTCTAACTTCTTTATCAATTTTAAACTTGTTAACGGTTTCTAACTCCAACTCATAGTGAACTCTACTACCCATGTTTGTCGATACAATTCCACTTTGTTTCCATTCCTCTAACAGAGAGTGCATCACATACGGACTACCTTTTGCGATTTGTCTTGCAACGTCTTCAGCAGGAAACTCGTCATAAAACAACTTCATAACTTTAGAAACAGATGGGAAATCATCTCTTACTTCACCATTGGTGTCTACCATAGTGTATTTATGTTTGTCTTCTT